GGGACGATAAAAGACCAACCTTGACGGATTTGAAGGAGTCAGGAGCTATAGAACAAGATGCAGATGTAGTCTTATTTATACATAGAGACGAATATTACACAGGCAATCGAAGTGACGAAGTGGGGCAGGCTGATGTAATAATATCAAAACAGCGTAACGGGATCACAGGGGCGATAAAGCTCAAATGGGACGCTGAATATATCAGGTTTGGGAATTTGGCGTGGCAGGATAGAGTAGATATTTAGGCGATAAAAAGGCGTTAACAGGAGGGTAGTGATGAAACGATTAATACTTTTATTAATACCTATTGTTTTATTTACTGGATGTGCAGGGGCAACGGGAAACATAGAGTCATCGGATTCAATAGAAAGGGGTTTGTCTTATATTGCTTGTGCGATAATGACACATGGTGTTTTGCAAATTATATTTAGAAAATAAAAGGAGGCTAAGATGTTTGAAGGTGTGAAGGATTTTAAAGATTGCGAGGTAGGTGATGCTGTTTGGAGTATGTGTCATGGATGGGGTAAGGTTAATGGCATTGGCTCGACTAGCGATCTGTTCTCTGTATGTGTACTATTCACCGATGGGCATAGTACGGCGTATACTGTAGAAGGGAGGGACTATCGGCATAATAAAAATACCCTCTTTTGGGACGAAGTAAAAATAACCCCACCACCTAAGCCTAAGAAAGAGGTGACGGTCGAGGGGTGGATGAATTTATATCCGAATACCACTGTATGTGAGCCGATAGTCGCACGAGTGAAGTATGTATATGACACTGAGGAGGCTGCGGATAAGTATGCAGAAGACAACCGCCTCGGCGAAGCTGTCCATATAAAGCATAAGTATAGGGAGTAGGTGTTAAGATATAGCGATATTTGATTAACAAGGGTATTTGACGTTAATGTAATTATAGATAAGCCTTAAAGTGGGCGTGAACATTAAAACAGGAGGTGTGTTATGTTTAAATTTAATAGTCTTACATTCAGAGAGCCTCACCAAAAACATTACTGAAAACAATAACATAGTCGCAGTAATGCCGTCTAAGAACCTCACCTCAAATAATTATAGGGCTATTTTACAGACACCGTACAGAGATTGCTCTCTCCTTGTACGGTGGCCACCGAAGTGGACTTAAGCCCGATGCCGTAGCAGAGCGGGTACATTTCTATATTAGCACCTTACCTAAAGACTGTCAAACTACAGATAGTCAGTCCTTTTTTTATTTTCCTTGACAGCACTTAAAAACTATGTCTACAATCTAGTTATGAGCAAAGAGTATGAGATTACAGCTCAGATAGTAGGGCATAAGTCCTTGAAGATAACAGGCGGCCTACGGGTAGAGATTGACATACCCGATATCAAGCCATTAGACGTATCGAAGATAGTAGTCCTTGCTATTAACAAGGCGAACGTTAGGCTGGTGATTAAACCTTATGACAAATGTAGCCTTAAAACCGCCCCAAAGGAGTACAAGTAAGCTAACAGACAAGCAGGCACAGTTCGTTGTAGAGTATCCCATAGATTTTAACGGTGCAGCCGCTGCGGTAAGGGCAGGGTTTAGTAAGAAAACCGCTAAAGAACAGGCGGTTAGGTTATTAACCAATGTTAACATACAAAAAGCTGTACAAAAGCTAGTAGCGGAAAGATTAGAAGAAGCTGGCATGTCAATTCAATGGGTGCTTGATAAGTATAAGACTTTGATTGATAGATGCATGCAGGTAGTGCCAGTCAGAGAGAAAATCGATGGTGAGTGGCAAGATACTGGTGAGTTTAAGTTTGATTCAGGTGCGGCACGGGCGGCCTTAGCAGATGTAGGTAAGTATTTTAAGATGTTCACCGAGAAGCACGAGCATTCAGGTAATATAGAGATTGTTAAACGAGATTATTCAAAGGGTGACTGATGAGTAATACAGCCAAGAAACAGATCCCTATCCCCTATAACTTCACTCCCCGAAGTTATCAAGACCCCTTTTTCGTAGCAATGAACACAGGTTTTAAGAGAGCTGTTCTAATCTGGCATAGACGTGCTGGTAAGGATGTCACCGCCCTGAACTATACTATCGAGCAGATGCTAGAGCGTGTAGGGACGTACTATTACTTTTTCCCAACATATGCACAGGGTAAAAAAGTGTTGTGGAAAGGGTTGCGAGGTGACGGCTTTAAGTTTATGGATCACTTCCCTGATGAACTTGTAGTTGACCGTAACGAGGCAGACCTTTCAGTAGAGCTATACAACGGCTCTCGCTTTCAAATAGTAGGTACAGACAACTACGATGCCATCATGGGAACTAACCCTATCGGTGCTGTGTTCTCTGAATATGCCCTTCAAGACCCTCGTGCATGGGACTTGATACGTCCGATACTACGTGAGAACGGTGGTTGGGCTGTATTCGAGTATACGCCACGAGGTGATAACCACGGGAAGACTCTCTACGATATGGCTAAGAACAACCCTGATTGGTATTGTTCGTTGCTTACAGTAGACGATACGAAGCGTGAGAATGGCCTACCTATCATCTCCCCTCAAGACATTATGGCTGAACGTGCCGAAGGTATGGACGAAGAGACTCTACAGCAGGAGTATTACTGCTCTTTCGTTGGATCGGTGCAGGGTTCGTACTTCGGTAAGCAGATAGCAGAGGCCGAGAAGGACGGTAGAATAACCTCTGTACCCTACGATGCGAGAATCAAGGTAGATACTTATTGGGATTTAGGCATGGACGATTCGATGACAATATGGTTTACTCAGGTAGTGGGCAGGGAGATAAGGCACATTGACTACCTCGAAGACTCAGGGGAAGGTTTTCAATATTATGCAAAGCTCTTGTCTGAAAAGCCATACGTCTACGGTGAACACTACATGCCCCACGATGTCTCAGTGAGAGAGCTTGGCACAGGACTATCTCGTAAGGACGCAGCGGAGAATCTAGGTATTAAGCCTGTAGTGATGATCCCTAGAGTACAACACAAAGAAGACTCTATCCAAGCTGCTAGAGGTATTATAAGCAGGTGTTACTTTGATAAAGATAAGTGTGCTGAGGGTCTTAGTGCCCTCAAGAACTACCAGAAGGAGTACGACGAGAAGAAGAAGGTATTTAAAAAGAAGCCCCTACACAACTGGGCGGCTCATGGTGCGGATGCTTTCCAAGGCTTTGCTATGGGGTACAAAGAGCAAACAAAGCCCTACAAAGCCCCTCAGAGGGCACAGGGGCAGTCAAATGGATGGATGGAAGGGTGATATGATGGATGACAGGTGTTGTATTAAGTGTAGAAAGGAAGTTATCCTAGAAACTGATAGGCGTAATTGGCTATGGTTGGAAGACAAAGGCAAGGTCTGTTTCAATTGTCTTATAGAAAACTTTAATTTAGAAGAAGAGGAAGGGTGATATGGTAAATGAGTGCGTGCCTATAGACGGTCAAGGTAGTGTTGGCGATCTCGTGGTTAAGGACGCAGCCGAGACAGTGACAATGGATAAAGTTACATCGACAAGATGCCCTCATGATTATTTAGGTTATTCATGTAGAATTTGTTACAGCCCTCAGGCGGTGAATGATAACCCTCGGTCGGGGATGGATGTTATTGCGAAGTTGAGAGATATTCAAGAGACAAAGGGCTATAAGGGTTGTTTGGTTCTTACCCTCGACGCTCCACACCCTAACCTTTCAGAGTATTACGATGACGGAGGGTTTAGTGTATGAACGGCAAGAAAGTAAAGAGACTTAGACGTGAGGCAAGAAAGCAGATACGGGATGCTAAAGAGAGGGACAGCATGCTCGGTACAGAGAGTTCCCTAGCTATAATGCCTGAAAAGGTGGTATATAAGGCTCTAAAGAGGTTAGATAAGCGAATATGAAGATTAATATGACTAAGAAACGCATACTGGTAAGGCGTAAGAAGACTCCGAAGAAGGTCGGCAGTCTCTATATCCCCGATGAGGCTCGTGTACTGTATCCAGAGGGTGAGGTTTTGTCGGTCGGCAGAGATGTTAAGACGGTCAAAGAGGGTGATGTAGTCACCTTTCAGGCTCGATGCAACATAGAACGGGATGAGGACATGATTATCGAGGAAGATGTTGTCCTTGGTATCAGGACTAAGGAAGGACTTAAGGCTGTAACTAACAGGGTTTTTATCAATAGAACACCACCTAAGCGTAAGAGTGGTGGTATTGTTATCCCCGAAGAGGCACAAGAGGACGTGCCAGAGGGTATGGTCGCTTCTATAGGTGCAGAGGTTTTAGACATTAAAGTAGGCGATACGGCTTTATTTAATGTTAGAGATGGCATACAGGTCGATGAGTTTTTAATAATGCGAGATACGGATATCTTTGCAGTAAAGGAATAGTATGGAAGATAAAGAGATTGTAAGAATAGCCCTTGAACGGTATAAGTTTGGGGCAGAGTATATGACAGAAAACTGGCTCCAGATGGAGTCAAATATTAAGTTTGCTCAACAGGCTATTCAATGGCCTTCTGATATAGAACAGAAGCGAAAGGATAAAGGTCGTCCGTGCCTAACGATCAATAGGCTACCAGCATTTATCCGCCAAGTTGTCGGTTCACAGCGTCAAATGAGGCCGTCAATTAAGGTGCGACCTGTAGATAGTGTCTCTGACCCTGAAACGGCAGAAGTTCATAGTGATATAATCAGGCACGTTGAGTATAAGTCAAAGGCAAAGCATGCGTATGATAACGGTTTTACCTATGCTGTTACTTGCGGAATCGGGTACTGGAAGGTGTCAACTGATTATGTGAATCCTCAGACCTTTGACCAAGATATCATCATAACGAGGATATTCAACTCCTTCAGTGTAGTCCTAGACTATATGGCGACAGAGAAAGATAAGTCCGATGCTAAGTGGGGCTTTATCACGGAGTGGATGAGTAACGAGGAGTACAAGCAAACCTATCCCGATGCTGATGTAGTAAACTTTGAGACTGCTGAAAACACCGCTTATTCTGATTGGGTTCGTAAGGATGAGGTGATGATAGCTGGCTATTATGAGCTTAAAGAGACCAAAGAAAAGATATATTTAATGGACGATGGCAGGGTCTTAAGTGTAAAAGAGTTAGAGGAACTTCAGAGCTATGTAGGCGATGAAGATCTAGGTAGTGTTGTTCCTGTAAACGAGAGGGAAACTGTAAAGACACAGCTTATTTACCGTGTAATGAGTGGCAATGAGATCCTTGAAACCAAAGAGATAGATGGTAAATATATCCCTATTATTCCCTGCTATGGTGAGGAGATATATAAAGACGGTCGTCCCTACTACGTTTCCTTGATACACGCCGCCATTGATGCACAGAGGATGTATAACTACTGGTCTTCTACCGATACAGAGTTTATAGCATTACAACCTAAAGCACCTTATCTTGTGACCTCCGAGCAGATTAAAGGTTACGAGATGGATTGGGCTACTGCCAATGCGGATAATGCTTCGTTCCTACCTTATAACCATGTACCGAACGTACCACCACCTCAGAGACAGATGCCACCGCAGCTATCGACTGCAATAGGTACGGCTGCTCTAAGGGCTGTTGATGATATGAAGGCCACTATGGGGCTATTCGACCCTTCTATGGGGAGCAAATCGAGCGCAGCAGAGTCAGGCAAGGCCATTACAGCACTACAGAGACAGGGTGAGACCTCAACATATATATGGATAGATAACCTTGAGACGGCTATAAACCATACTGGCAGGGTAGTTCTTGATCTCATCCCTTCTACATACGACACCGCCAGAGTCTTCAGGATACAGGGCGAAGATAGTAAAAATAAGGTAGTAGAGGTTAATCAGCCGAGTGAAGATGGTATCATCAACGACCTTTCAAAAGGTGAATATGATATCGTCATCGAAACAGGGCCATCTTATGCTACCAAGAGACTTGAAGCTGTAGATAGTATGATGAAGATGATTGCTGCTTACCCTCGTATCATGGAGCTTGCAGGAGACTTACTGGCAGGAAACATGGATTGGCCGGGAGCGGATGAGCTAACTAAGAGAATCAGAAAGAGTATGCCACCCGGTCTCGTTGAGCCAGAAGAGGGTGAAGAGCCACCTCCACCGCCACAACCAACACCTGAAGACCAGTTAAAGGCACAGGAGTTACAGCTTAAAGAACAGGAAATGCAGCTTGAGGCAGAGAAACTCGAAGTCGAGAAGATGAAGGTCGAGGTAGACATGGAGAAGGTAAGGGTAGATGCAATGAACAATGAGGAAGACTCGGATGAGAGAATGCGCAGAATAGCTATGGATGTAGTGGCTGAGGTGCATGGTGGGGAAGGTGGAGTCCTTGACTAATAGACTTTTAACATTGGCAGAAGTTTGCAAGGATGTATCGAAAACTACAAGGAAGAAGTATTCTGAGTACTGCAAGTCAAAGAATATTGATTTTACAGAAGAGGGTTATATTGATTTTATGAACAGACTTACTGCGGGACTTTTTTACGGGGTAAACTAATTGACTGACGCTCAACGAAAGGTTATAATTGAAGCACTTAAGCAGTTAAAGGGTGTTGAGAGACAATTACAGGAGTTGTTGAATGGTAAATAAGGTATACTTAAAAGGAGTTGAAGTTCGTCCAGATTGCTTTGAGCTAAATAATACTTTAGCGATAGTAATAGGCAGATGCAGTGTTACTATAGAGTTCTCAGAGAAAGATTTAAAAGAGCTGACCATTAAAGAAATTATTGATCGTAAGGTAAGGGCTTCTTTATCTATGTTGCTAGACAAGCATAAGCGGGAGTTGTTGAAAGGATGAGTGAGGGAATATTTAAAGATAAGGGAGTCTATGTGTCCCTAGATGTAATATCACAATTTTCACAAAGTCGAGTTGATAGCTTCTGTGCATATATAAGACAGTATGACGAGAAGAGTGACGGTTTCAACGAGTTAACAAATCAGGTGATAGATTTCGTTAACCCAATCACCATTGAGGGTGCACCAAGAGTTTTGCGCAAAATGGCAGATGCTATTGAGAAGAAAGGAGAGGAGTTAAAGTAATCTTTAACACATAATCGCTTAAACCTCAGAATATACGAGGACAAAGGCTACCACGGATTAAATTCTGCGGTGGCCTTTTTTTATGCCTTACCGATGAGGTACATCGGGGAAACAACTGAAACAGGAAGGAGCAGAACCTTCAAGGAGAACGTAATGGAATCAGTAGAAGAAGTAGTTGAACAGGAAGCCACACCGACAGAGGGTGAAGTCGGGACAGAAGTTATTGAGGATAAAGAAGGAGCAAAACCTTCAGAGCAGACCGATGAGGAGTCGGGAGGAAAGGGCGAGAGTCCAACTGAAAAGAAAGAGGGGGCAGAACCCACAGAAAAGTCTCATACGCAGAAGCGTATCGACAAGATATCAGGTAAAAACGCACGGTTGGCAGAGGAGAACGCTTATCTTAAGGGCAAGATAGACGCTCAGAAGGAGTCACAGACCCCTAAAGAGCCAGAGACTGAACTTGTAAAGCCGAATAGAGATGACTTCGATGATTATGATGACTACACCGAAGCTCTTACGGATTACAAGCTAGATGTAAGGCTCGATGAGCGTGATAAGGCTAACGCAGTCAAGGCTTCGGAGAATGAGGCTAAGACAGCAAAGGACAAGGCTCAGGAGAGTTTTAACGAGCAGATAAGTAAGGCACGGGGAAAGCATGAAGACTTTGACGAGGTGGTGATGAACAATCAGGACGTTGCCATAACTGACAGTATGTTGAACGTCATGCAGGAAAGTACTCTCGGTGCTGAAGTCGCTTATCATCTCGGTAAAAATCCTGAAGAGGCCTTAAGGATAGCTAAACTTTCGCCAACTGCACAGGCAATGGCAATCGGACGTATTGAAGGAACACTTGATGCGCCAGTACAAAACACAATAACGCCGAAACGTGTGTCAACAGCTTCTGAACCCGTAGGCAAAGGTATCCAAGGTAAGGGAGCTGCACCTTCCAAAAAGCTAAGTGATTTAAATATGGAAGAGTATGCACGAGAGAGGCTAAAGAAATTCGGAGGGTAAATAAGTGGCGAATACAAATTTAAATATAGATATGATTACCAAGGAGTCATTGGTCGTTCTTCATCAGAAGGCTGCCTTTCTAGCTACTATAAACAAGCAGTATGATGATTCTTTTGCAAATGACGGGGCTAAGATAGGCGATTCGCTAAGAATCAGGTTGCCGGACGAGCCAGAAGTAAGAGATGGTATCAACATGGTTGCGCAGGCTTCCGTTGAGAGATCAACTACTCTAACCGTAACCACTATCAAGGGTGTTGACCTTGACTTTTCCTCAGTTGACCTTACGATGGACATAGATAAGTTCTCCGAGAGGAAGATAACCCCTGCTTTGACTCGCTTGGCTGCTAAAGTAGAGTCGCATGCTTATTCCATGTATAAAGACGTTGCTAATATGGTAGATGGTGATGCGGCAAGCATTACGTTTAAGCATGTTATGGAAGGCAGGAAGTCACTAGTTGACTACCTTGCCCCTGAAGAGGACAGGAGTGTTATGCTGTCTACTCAGCACAACCTTGACCTCGTAGATACGCTCAAGGTCTTGTTTAACCCTAGCAAGACTATTTCAAAGCAGTACGTGAAGGGCTTGATGGGACGTGCCGGGGAGATGGACTTCTACGAGAATACTCATGTAGGCAAGCACACGACGGGTACGGCAGCCAAGACTACAGGCTATGCTATGAACGGTGCTGGTCAGTCTGGTGCTACCCTAGTAATTGATACAGGGTCAACGACCTTCCTGAAGGGCGACGTTTTCACTATAGCCGGTGTTAATAGTGTTCATCAGGAGACAAAGGTTGATACAGGTGTTCTTAAGAAGTTCGTTGTTACAGCTGATTCTGGTGCTTCAGCAACAAGTCTTGCTATCTCGCCGAGTATCGCACTAACAGGTGGCAATCAGAACGTAGCAACTGGCCCAGCTGATGGTGCGCTCTTGGTAAAGATAGGTGCAGGAGCAAGCGAGACCCTTGACACTACGATGGCTTACCAGAAGGATGCGTTTACATTCGCAACAGCTGACCTTTTGATACCGAATGGTGTTGATTATGCAGCGCGTCATAATCTGGATGGTCTGTCTATCTCGGTAATTAAGGACTTCAGTATAAGCGACCGTACATTCCCTTGTCGTCTTGATATTTTGTACGGTTTTAAAACCCTAAGGCCGGAACTTGCATGCAGAATACACGCTGACGGTTAATAATAAAAATTCAGGAGGAATAATATAATGGCACTACGAGAAGCAACAATTGATTCAGAAGATGGAGCTATAGTAAGAGGACAGCACGTTGAGGTCATAGCGGCAGGAGCTACTAAGCAGTTGACCGCTAGAGACTCAGGTGCGCTTGTTCTACTTGATACGGCGGCAGGGAGTATTGTTTCACTTCCAGCAACACCCGTAGCAGGTATGACATTTGACGTGGCGGTATCTGTTTCTGTAACGAGTAACAGTCATATCGTTAAGACTAATGATGCGGCTATCTTTATTGGTGGCGGTATTCAGCAGATGATAGACACGACTGCGGTATCTGAGGGACAGTTCGCTGACCCAACTTCAGATGTTACTCTTACCATGAACGGTACGACCACAGGTGGTCTTATCGGTACACAGGTAAGGTTTGTGGCACTGTCAGCCACAGTATGGACTTGTTCGGGGCTAGTAGCTAGTTCTGGCACACTCGCAACTCCGTTCGCTTAATCTCAAACGGGGAGGGTGTAAAAGCCCTCCCCACTTTAAGAGGGAATATGTCAGATACAAGAATATGGATGTATCAGGGTGAGGAAGCGAAGATATTTAACAGCCCTGAAGACGTACCTGAAGGTTGGACTCGCAGACCTGTCTATAAAGAGGTTGAAAGACCACTCAAGGGTGACGTAGAGGTAGGCGAGCCAGAGAAGGTAGAAGTCAAACCTAAACGGAAGTATAATCGCAAGAAGAGGTAGTTATGGCGACCGCACAAGAACTGATAAAATCTAGTATGCGCTTACTTGGACTCATTGAGGTGGGGGAAACTCCACCCAATGACGAGTTGCAGGATGCCTTATCTGCTCTTAATTCTATGTTGGACGGATTCTCTGTCAGCCGTCACCTGATATACGCTCGGACAGATGAAGGCTTTACGCTTACATCAGGTACGGGTTCTTATTCTATGGGGACTAATACGACAAGGGCTGTTAAGATAGAGCATGCTTTCGTAAGAGACTCTAGTAATGTTGACACCACGCTAGAGATCATCAATAAAGATAGATATAACAATATCACAGATAAGACGGTTCAAGGAAGACCCTGTTACCTTATGTACGACCCTCAGTATAGCCTTTCAGAGATACATCTCTATCCTGTACCAGACGACTCTTATACACTTTATACAGATAGTTGGAAGGTGTTGACCTCTGTTTCTGCGTTGACCACGACTATCGCTTTTCCACCTGGATACGAAAGGATGTTGAAGTATAATCTTGCACTGGAGATTGCGGCTGAATTTGGGGTGACTGTGCCTCCAACTATCTTTAAGACGGCAGAAGAGAGCATAAAAAGTCTGGCAGCTATCAATATGCCACGCATTAATTCAGACTTAGGTATACCGGCAGGTAATAGTGGAGAATTTAATATTCAATCGAGGGAGTATTATAGATGAGATTTCCGTTTATCGGTCAAACCTATAGTTCTCGTAGCTTAAATGCTAATGCTCAGAAGTGCGTCAATCTCTTCCCTGAAATAGAGAAGGGTGGAAAGAATGTCGCTGTGCTATATGGTACTCCCGGGCTTGAGCTATTTGTTCAACTTGCAGGAGAGGCTATTCGCAGGGGGAAAATGCTTGCTCTAGGGGATTTCTTTTATGCTGTAGCACATGACAAGTTGTATAAGGTCAACGCTATCGGGACGGCAATCGTTCTTGGAACTTTAAATACTACTTCTGGCAGCGTCTCAATGGCTCATAACGGCACACAGATTATAGTTGTCGATGGTGACTACGGATATATTTATAATACTGGAACAGAAGTATTTGCAGAGATTACAGACCCCGACTTCCCCGGTGCTGATACCGTCACATTCATGGATGGTTATTTTATATTTAATAAACCGAATACGAAGTCTTTTATGATTACTGGACTATATGACGGCACGACGGTTGATGCCCTTGATATAGCCTCAGCAGAGGGCGCACCAGATAATATATTAGCCATTGTTAACGACCATAGAGAGCTTTGGCTATACGGAGAGAAGACTACAGAGGTCTGGTATAACTCAGGTAATGCAGATTTTCCTTTCGATAGGATGGACGGTGTATTTATAGAGAGTGGTCTTGCCGCTCCTGCGAGTGTCATTAAGGGCGATAACGCAACCTCTTGGATATCAAGCAATGAATACGGACACGGGACTATTGTACGAGCAGAAGGATATACGCCAAAAGTCATATCAACAAGGGCGATCGAGGAAGAGATGCGAACATACTCTTCTATATCAGATGCCTTTGGATGGATATATTCAGTTGCTGGGCATGTCTTTCATGTGTGGACATTCCCGTCAGGTAACGCAACATGGGTATATGATGCCGCAACAAAGATGTGGCATAAGTGGTCGAGTTACAATGGAGATTTACAGGAGCAAGGTCGTCACAGGGCTGATTCTCATGTATTTTTCAACGGTAAACACTACGTCGGAGACTACCAAACAGGTAAGATATACGAACTTAAGATGGACGTTTACACTGACAATGGCGACCCTATTATTCGCAAGAGAGCTTGCCAACATTTAAGTAGTGATGAAAAGCGTACTGTTTATCATAAGTTGCAGATAGTTTTGGAATCAGGTGTCGGCCTTACGTCAGGTCAAGGTAGTGACCCACAAGCTATGCTTCGCATGAGCAAGGACGGAGGACATACTTGGTCGGCTGAAAGGTGGGTTTCTTTTGGTAAGAAAGGTGAGTATAAAGACAGGGTGCTATGGCGGCGACTCGGGTTCGCAAGAGATATGGTCTTTGAAGTAACGGTCTCAGACCCCGTACCCGTAGTTATTATAGCCGCAACATTAAACGGAACACAGGCGAGGCATTAAATGGCAGAAGGTGTAAATCTTAGTCCGCCGCCTAGAGATAGGGGGATATCGGCAGAACTTGCTTCATGGCTTATAAGGCTGCATAGAGCGATAAGGTCTGTTTTGCCATCTATAAGTTCTGATAATGGGGACTTAAATATAACGCTGACGCACGACACAAGTGCGCTGACGCAACGATTTAATACAGCCCTAACTACCAACAGGACTATTACTTTAAGCACGTCTAAGGCGCACAGAGGGGCTAGATTTAGGATAGTGAGGGAGTCAGGGGCAACAGGAGGCTCGACCCTTGACGTGGGTGGGCTTAAATCTTTAGCGGTTGACGAATGGGCGGATGTGGAATATTCGGGGTCTGCTTGGATCCTTACAGGGTATGGTGGATTATGATAGTAAGGTCGGGGAACAAAGAAGATATTAAGCAAGTTGGTCGGCTGTGGTTGCAGATGATAGCGGAACTCTCTCCGTCACTAACGCCCAATGTTGAGTGGTGGAAAGAGATGGCAAATAATCTTTTCGATGCAGGGGCTTATTATCTGGTAGTTGCAGAGGAAGATGGTGTTTTAAAGGGTTTTATTGACGGTATGCTCTTTCCTGAACCTTCAACAGGCAAAATACATGGCGTAGGCCAACATATGTACGTTCGGCCAAATTACCGTAACACATTCATTGCGGCACGCCTCTATAAAAAATTAGTAAGAGCCTTGCAAGATAATGGGGCGACAATACTAGAACTTTTTTGTTTCGATAATGAGAAACCGTTATGGGAGAAAAAGGGGTACAAACCTCTTAGGCAATTAATGAGGAGGACTGGATAATGTTTGACCCAATAACAGCAGCAGTAATAGGCTCGGCAGCAATAGGAGCAGGTTCTTCTATTCTAGGGTCAAAAGCTCAATCAAAGGCAGCTGGTAAGGCGGCTGATGCTCAAACCGCAGCGGCAGATAGAGCAGCGCAAGTCCAGTGGGATATGTACGAGCAGACCCGTGAGGACATGACACCTTGGCGTGAGACCGGGGAAGAAGCTCTTTACAAGCTCTCGGATGTAATGGGCATTGGCACAAAGGATAGAGATAAGACAGAAGACTTCGGGGCTTTAACTAAGCCTTTTGAATATCAGGGCTACGAAGACCCGGGATATCAATTTAGATTTGGCGAAGGACAGAAAGCCCTTGAACGTAGCGCATCTGCAAAGGGTATGACTTTCTCTGGTAGAACGGGGCGTGAACTTACCCGATATGGTCAGGAGATGGGTTCTCAGGAATACGGCAACGCTTTTGGCAGACACCTTCAGGAGCAGGACAGACTTTATAATCGCTACGCAGGTATCTCAGGTACAGGGCAGTCTACTGCGGTGCAGCAAGGGCAATATGGCATGCAGACCGCAGGGAATGTCGGCAACACTATGATGACGGCAGGAAGGGCACAGGCACAGGGGTACACAGGTTCTGCTCAAGCACGGGCGAGTGGTTACGCAGGAGCAGGGACTGCCGCCAATCAAGGCATGCAGAATATGTTAATGGCAAAATATTTAGATATTTAAAGGAGACTAAATCATGCCTAACGGGTATTATCCACAGGTTAAGCCACTAAATATAGGTGAAGTCGTAAGGACAGGTTCGGCGATGCAGGGGCGCAACATCCTTAACCGTCTCAACGAGATGAAGTTGAAGGACTACGGTCGAAAGATGGCTAAAGAGCAGGGTATGAACGAACTTGCCAAGCAGTATATGACTCCTGCTAGACCAGAGCAGGTAATGCCACAAGGACAAGTCGGGCCACCACAACCTGCGACACAAGCATCCTTCGACCAACAGGGGTATGGTAATGCACTTATGGCTCAGTATCCTCAAGAAGGCATGAAGATGCAGAAGAGTGCGGAAGAGATGCGGCAAGCAGAGATTAAAACAATTATTGACCTTGCCAAGGTATCACCTCAAGCAGCAGAGCAGAGGTGGAATACAAGCCCCTTAGCTAAGGAAAGCGGCCCTATTAAGTTTATGGAGACCAAGGGAGACTATAGCACCTTTAAAGATGGTAGAGGCGGTATTTTTCGCTTCAATAAAACCACAGGTGAAATTACGCCATACAGAGAACCACGTAAAGGCAAGACTATAGAAGAAGAGAAGTTTGGACTAGAAAGAGAGAAGTTTGAATATGAGAAAAAGAAAGGCCCCAAGAGAACCGAAGCACAGAAGTCTAACAATGCAGAGATAGATACAGCAAGGGATTCCTTAAAGCGTATGAACCTAAGCAAGGATGAAATCCTGAAACGAACTCAAAAGTATACGGATACAGGCAGGACTAATAAGGCTTATGATCCATACTTAGAGAGCGTTATAAAGAAAGCTGTTAACCGTAAGGTTGGAGATGATCTCAAATTTAACTCAATATATAATAAGTATATCGGTGGTGAGGAAGATATGGGGGGGGCGGTACAGCCTCCGACGGGTGGTAGTTATACACCAGAAGCAATACAGGCAGAAATAAAGAGAAGGGGCTTGATAGCAAGATAATGCCAGATATAACTACATATTCTGATACAGAGCTGTTGAAAATGGCAGGTCAATCAAGTGATATTGCTAGTATCCCTGATGAAGAGCTTATGCGCCTATCGGCACAGGACGACCTCTCAGGCGTGTCCGACGAAGAGTTGATAAGGATGTCGGGGCAATCGCCTAGCGTGCCACAGGAAGCCGTACAGCCCCCTATAACGCCCGATATGGGTCAATATGCAGAGGCATACGCCCAACCAGAGAGTGTGATGTTAGCTCCGGGTGAAGATGTGACGGCAGGGATTGTTCCACGTGGAACATCTGAGATAGCTAAAGCATGGGAACGTGGTAAGAAAGGGGCAGGTGCTGCTATCGGTCGTGGCCTTGAATATATAGGTGAAGAGTTTAAACAAAGAGAAGTTCCACCGCTACAGAGAACAATAGGTGGTAAAGAGTTTGAGATACCTATGGGTAGCCCTATTTCAGGTGAAGCGGTTATTAAGGCAGGGGCAGGGATAACCGAACATTACGAGGATATTCTTGCAAAACACCCTGAATGGATGCCTTCTCCTGAATTTATGGATAGACCTTGGTACGACCCTGAAAGATTGGCTGCAACTATGGCAGAGACTCTGCCTTTAACTGGCGTAGCTATGGGGTCTGGTGTTGTGGCAGGGATTATCACTAAGAACCCTTATGTCGCTGCAACTGTAAGCGGCACTATATTTGGAGCTACGAGTGCCGGAGATATCCTGAAAGAAGCTAAAAAGGAGGGCTTATCTATAGAAGAAGCCCTTCCAGCAGCACGATTAGCTTTCGGAGGGGAAGTAGTTCTTGAGTTTATACCGGGCTATATGTTTATGAGAATGGTAGGACTTGGACGGCCTCTTAAAAAGAAGTTAATCAAAGAAGGGGTAAAAGAAGTCAATAGGGCTATTAGGGTTGCTTATGGTATGGGTAAGTTAAGTGTGGCAGAAGGTCTTGAGGAAGGTTTGCAGACCACTAAAGACAATCTTATTGCACGTGGATATTGGGAGCCAGACAGACCTATATTCCAAGATGTCCCTGAGAGTACAACGGTAGGTACTATAATGGGTTGGGGTTTAGGTGGTGTCGGTACTGCTATAGGGACTGCCCCCCAGACTATAAATAAGATACGTGAGGATATCCAAGCACTACCAGAAACACAGTTACCCTCTGAACAGAGGGATGCGATCATAGCCGAGCTTGGTAGGCAGGAAGAAGAACTTGCCGCAGGATTACGAGAAGCAGAGTCAAAGTACCAGCCACCAGTTGAGGAAGTAACGCCACAAGTACCTGAAAAGGTTGAAGAAGTAGCAATCACGGAGGCGGTCAAAATAGAGGACATATCCGACCAAGAACTTGCAGAAGTAGCAGGGGTGGAGTTAGAGGAAGTTAGCCCTAAGACTAAATCTGATGTTTGGGCTGAGTACCAAGAAAGTAGGGAGGCAGTAACGGCGGCGTTTACTAATTGGAGCGAGTCTAAAGGCAAGACTAAAAAACAAGCAAGTATAAAATTAGACGAAGCTCGCAAAAGAGACAGTCTTGCCAATAGCGCATTGTCGAAAGAAAATAGAAGTATAATTAAATCTTTCATCCAAGAATTAAAGGGGAATAATATACCAGTAACAAAAGCAGTAGGTGGTTCAATATATATAGGTGAAAAAGAAGAGGGTAAGATTAGAATTGCCGACCACGCCTTGCCCTCTTCTCGCTATGATATAGGTGAAGGAACTAAATTTGATTTCAATTATTTAGGAATGTCTCCGCTTGAAGTTAAAAAGAAAATAGACGCAATCAGAAAAAAGATAACTTCCTTAAAGGCTAAATCTCCACAAGAGATTGCCAAACAATACAACCTCGACTACAACGGCGAGCAGGAGTTCCCCGGCAAAGAACCATTACACCTATTCACACTTAAAGACAAGGGGGCAGAGTCTACCTTCCCTGTTGAAAGTCTTGAACCTAAAGCTATTGAAGCGAAGATTAAAGAGGTAAGGGAGAGGTTTGGGGTAAAAGAAAAGGTGGATGTAAAGAAAGACGACACCGCCTACCTCGCAGGGGATAAGCATATAAGTTTCCGTAAGGGTGAAGATATACCAGAGCCTTCCCCTGAAGTACAGGCAAGGAAGAAGCCTATACGCAGAGAAGATGTATTGCAGCCTTTAGTTAAGGCATTAGGGATATCTCTGTATCAGGGACGGATTAAGGGAACGCCTTTAGGTTTCTTTAAAAGGGGCAAGGAAGAGGTAAGGATAAAGAAGAAGTCTGATATGGAAGTTACCGCCCATGAGGTAGCCCATCTTCTCGATAGCCGTATACCTGAAATACAAAAGTCATGGCGTAGTGGGTTGAACGCCACAGCTCATCGTAAAGAACTGAAGTCTATATCTTACGACAAGGCAAAGATAAAAGAAGGTTTTGCGGAGTTTGTACGGCTATGGATGACGCAGAAAGACCAAGCTGTAAAGGTAGCCCCTCAGTATAGTGAGTGGTTTGAAGGGTTTATTGAGAAATCAGAATACGGAAAAGTATTAAAAAAAGCACAGAAGAACATGCACGCATGGTTTGAGCAGGGGGCGTTGGGACGTGCGAAGTCTAAGATAGGAACTCAGAAAGAGATCAACGACATTGAAGACAGCCTTTTCGATAGATTCAGGCAATCGGTCGCCGATGACTTGCATGGTGTTTATAAGATGGAGAGAGAGCTAACAGGTGGCATAGCTCCAGTTGGGCCTTACGAGACTGCACGCCTTACACGGGCAGGACACGCTATTATGGATGGGGCTATTCGTGCAGGATATCCTGTTGTCAACGAAGACGGCAGTCATAGCTTTAAGGGAAAAGGACTTGAAGAAATACTCGAACCCGTAAGTGGTTCATTGGATGACTGGTTGTTATATGCCGTTGGGCGTTCCGCTAATGAGCTTATGGCACAAGGCCGTGAAAACTTATTCACGCCTACAGAAATCGAGGCCATGACAAAATTAGAGACCAAGGAGTTCAGAAAGGCTTTTGATGATTACCAAGTATGGAATACAAAGATAGTAGATTTTGCCGAAGCTAAAGGCCTGATAAACCCTGAAAGCAGAAAGTTATGGAAGAGAACTCAGTACCTACCATTCTACAGAGAGGGGCAGACAGGGCAGACTAAACGGGTGAAAGGTATTGAGGGCAACTGGTCTGGTGTAAAAATGCTTACTGGCGGTACTGGTAACGTAAGAGATATATTGCGTAACATTAAAGATAACGCCTCACACATGATAATAGAAAGCCTTAAGAATGAAGCACGGGTAAGCATAGCTGACATGGCAGATAGCCTTCCTAAAGGCGCAAAGTTTATGACGCAGATAAGTAAAGATACTCAATCCGTATCTGTAGGCAAGGAAGAGATAGAGCGTTTTGTTTATAAGGAATTGTTTGGATTAAATAAAAGCGACATTAAGGACGGTAATATACCTGAAGCTATGATTTCCACCATCGACCAGATGGTGGAACACTTTACTTCGCAACCAGAATATATGAAGTTTTGGGTATTTGGCCAAGCCCCTAAAGGGAACAACATTATAGCGGTATTGAGAAAAGGTAAGCCAACTTTTTACGAAGTAGCCGACCCTATACTTTTCCGTGCGATATCTTCACTCAACCGTCCTGTTTCTAAGTCGGTATTGATGAATATCTTAAGGTCGGTAAAAAGGACAGGGCAGGCAACCATTACCCTTACCTTAGACTTTATGACTGCCAACATAGCAAGAGATACGGTTATGGGCGGCATTATGAGCAGGAGTGGCTTTATACCTATTAAAGATTCTATATCAGGGATGAAGTCAAGAGTAACAGAGGATAAGGCTTATTGGGATTTCATAGCTAACGGAGGCGGACTTTCATCTCACCTCTTGGACGAACGTGCGCTTAAAAAACATCTTGAAAAGTTCTATGTAAAGAAAGGACTCAATCCTAAATATATTCTCGATACACCGAATAAGGTGGCGTATTTTCTTAAAACTTTATCTGATGCTTTTGAGATGTCAACAAGGGTGGGAGAATATAAGCAAGCTATTAAAAAAGGAGCGCAACCTCGTCACGCCGCATATCAATCCCGTGAAGTCTCAACAGACTTTGCAATGAGGGGTGACAGTGCATTAATGAATTTCTTTTATGATAGTGTTATGTTTTTAAAGGCAGGCGTTAATGGTATCGACCGTCTTTATAGGGGCGTCTCGCATGACCCTAACAGGGGGGCTATAGGGGTTAAGGTAGGAATGTTGGCTGCGATATCTACTGTCCTCTACCTTATAAATAAAGATATTGAAGAGTACAACGATTTACCTGATTGGGAAAAAGATACATACTGGCATTTTTTCATCCCTAAAAAAGGAGGAGGATACCATCATTTTCGTTATCCTAAGATATGGGAGATAGGTGCGGTAGCCTCTATAGCGGAAAGAGCAGCGGCAAATGTTATTAAAGGCAGCCCAAAAGAGTTTGCAGATGACTTCCAACGTATAGCCTTAAGTCAGTTCAAATTGGAATTCATACCACAAGCTATAAGACCTTTATATGAACAGGCTAAAAACCGCATAGGGTTCATTGATGTACCGATAGAATCCCAATCTATGAAGAATCTTCAGCCTTGGTCGAGAGCAAAACCTAGAGGAAGCAGGGCATTGAGAAGTATAGGGGAGGCTACGAGGAAGTTCCCACGCAAACTGCAAGTACCACCGGCACGGGCAGAAGCATTACTGAGGGGATATTTCAATACTTGGGCTATGTACGGCCTGTCATTAACCGATTCTATTTTTTATGACAATATGCCAGCAAAGAGATTAGATCAAACGATGGGCATAAGGCGTTTTTATAAACAGTCTCCACCGAGACGCACTAAGTACGAGACCATGTTCTACGATATGCTAAGAGAGACTACGGAATTACGGCAGACCATGAGACACATGGATGAATACAAAACAGATTTTGCAGACGAGATAGAGTCTCAATATGGGGATGTACTGCAAGACTATAATCAACTTAAGAATCTTAACAGAGAGATGCGAGGGATAGGTAACGAAATCAATTTGATATACGAAGATAAAAAGACACCGCCTAAAGAAAAGAGGCGACAACTGGATAACTTAATAATAGAAAAAAATACGCTATTAAAAGAAGTTATAACCGAGATTGAAAAAGACAGAGAAACAAGAGGAGAATAATCATGGCAGCTACTTTATTTCCACAACCTTTAGTCCAGTTTTTAGATGATAACGGCGACCCGTTAAGTGGTGGTAAGGTTTATTTTTATGAACCGGGGACATCAACACCTAAAGACACTTACACCGACCAAGCCGCAGGGACGGCTAACGCCAATCCTGTTATATTGAATAGTAGGGGAGAGGCTGCTATCTGGTTGAATGGTTTTTACAAGGTTAATTTAACAGCTTCGGATGATACGCAAGTAACTGGCTACCCAGTAGACAACCAAAGTAGTGGTAGTGCTTCTACCTCAACAACACAGACGGAATGGACAAGTCCGGGGGATACGCCTACCTACATATCATCCACTTCCTTTAGTGTACCCGGAGACCAATCAACAGTCTATCAGGTAGGCCGTAGAATTAAATGTACGGTTGGAGCTTCAACATATTACGGCGTTATCACGGTAGTCGCATATACCACCTTAACGACTGTTACAATATCTCTTGATTCAGGCAGTCTTACATCGAGCCTTACCGTTGTTGATGTAGGTATCTTGACCGTTACGAATCCCTCAGTACCAGAGAGTGTGCGTAGCGTGGCCTCTGCTACGGCATCAGGCCACGCTACAAACGCAGGGCAGATACAGGGTGGCCTCATGGTCTTTGATGATGATACAGGGGCGGCAGACGCTTATGTGGGGACTCTCGCCCCAGCTATAACGGCTTATGGCGAAGATATGGAGGTCTGCATAAAGATAGTCAATGCGAATACCGTTGTCGCTCCAACTCTTAATCTAAACGCTCTCGGAGCTAAGACTATCAAGAGGATAAATGGTGCGGCCTTACTTGTCGGAGACTTGCCAGCGGATCATTATGCTGTGTTGAGATATGACGGTACGGACTTCATCTTAATGAACCCTGCGCTACATACTCACCTAGACGCTAACAATGGGGGTGTAATTCTACAGGTCGTAAACAAAACCGATGGTGCAGTAAATACGGGGACGGGTACAATCGCAACGGCTGACGGTGTTCCTCAGAATACTGATGGCGATCAATATATGGAGCTTGCTATAACTCCAAAAAGCACTACTAATAAGCTGAAAATAGATATAGTTTGTAATGTAGCTGCTACAATAAATGATAAGGTATCTGTTGCTCTTTTCCAAGATTCCACAGCAAGTGCTTTAGAGGCTGTAACGCAACGTCCACAAAATTCTAACGAGATACTATCTTTCGCATTCACACATTACATGGCAGCAGGGACTACAAGCGAAACGACTTTTAAGGTTAGGGCAGGTGCGCAAAGTGCAGGAACTACAACCTTTAATGGTGAATCTGGAGCAAGGATATTCGGTGGTGTAATGGCTTCTAGTATAACTATAACAGAAACCCCAGCGTAGGAGGCAAGAAGTGTTAGGCTTATTAGCGTCTTTTAAAGGTGATATAATGAATTGGCTGTCTATGGTAGCCATGCTACCCTTTCTTATGCTCGTCAAGGGGGAGGGTAAAGGTGAGGAAAAAATCCAAGTGAACTATAAAAAGTTAATGGAGCTGGCAGTAATAGCCTTAGTCACAGCAGGGTTATCTAGCTACGTCATGGTACAGGTTATGGACGTTAAGATTGATTTTATTCACGAAGATATCGCCGAATTGAAAAAGGTTATAGATAAGGTAGACGACAAGGTAGATAAGATAATATGGGAAAGGGTGGTTAAATGAGCAAAAATCTTGCAGTATCAATCGCACTAGAGGCGTTAAAGGCAGATGAAGGTTACAGACCTCATCCTTACAGATGCACGGCAGGGAAGGTTACAATCGGTTACGGTCGCAACTTAGACGACAAAGGCATCACCAAAGACGAGGCCGTATACCTACTAACCAAGGATATTGTAGACGCAGACAAGGAACTCTATAAAGCCTTTCCTTTCATTGTCGAACTCTCTTATGCTCGCCAAGCAGTCTTGATTAATATGTGCGTCAATATGGGAATAACACGGCTTAAGAAGTTTAAGAGAATGTGGGTAGAGATAGAGGGTAAGATGTTCTCACGTGCAGCCTTGGAGATGTTAGATTCGAGGTGGTCTCAGCAGGTCGGCGACCGTGCTAAAAGATTGGCTGCCATAATGGGGGAAGAATGACATGACACCATTAGTCGGGGATATATTAGAGAGTACGGTCGGTAAGGTCGTAGGCGGTCTTGTAGATAAGTATCTTCCAAAGTCGATGGGCGAGGCCGAAAAAGCCAACTTTGTTAAAGAGGCAAGCGAACTCGTCTTGACGAAGTATAAGGCCGAGACAAAAGATATTCAGTCTGCCCGAGATATGCACAAGGCTATATTGGTAGACGCACCGAAGTGGATTAAGGCTGCTTCGGCTGTTGTAATACCTTACGGTGGGCTTATGGCTATAACGGTTTTCTTTTTTAACATCCTTGCGCCGTATTTTGGCTTTATAAAAGTACCGCTTACATATCACGAGGCAGCGACCATAGATATTATTATTACTTTCTTCTTCGGGTATCGCTTAACGCAAAAACTCAAAGGCACGGCAGGTAAATTCTAATGTACGCACTAGCAAGAATTATAGGTGATGGTTCGGGAGAAAATCCGTATAAGACTGATATTCAAGGGTCTAGGTTTCATTCAATTATAAAATCTAAGGTCGATGGACATCCAAAGTTTAACTGGTGTTTTGCCGAGTGCTTTGATATTGACAATGCAAGCGGAACGGGATTATTTAAGTTCCCGACAATAGGACTTGATGAAGAAATTAACATCATTCCTATCTTAGCTCGCACAGGTATGTTAGATGAACTCGTAGGCAAGGGGATAGATACGTCACAGATTACCAATCAATCAAGCATGAGGGACGTTGTGCGAATTGTAGGCAAGCATCAAGACGAGGTGTTCAATATCTAATGGTTATTAAAAACGATACGTTTACAATTACTGGCGGGGATATAGCCCTAGAGACCCGTACCTCTGATAGTGGCGGTGGCTGGGGCGGAGCAGACACTGCAAATTTTGATGTCATTGACGCTACCAATGCAGTACTACGAGACGGTGATGGAACTGTCTTAATGGCAATGGGGGATGAAGCCCCTTCAAGTGCTGATTATTATGTGACAGCGAATGGCGAAGTAGTTAATGACGCTAACTGGGCAGTTGATGGTTTCGGGCCGGCAGTAAGAGTAGTCGATGCTAATAATGGTTATTACGTCCAGCTTTTAAGAGGTACGGGGACGGCAGGACAAGCAAAGCTGAGACTCTTTAAAAGGGTTTCAGGAACGCACACACAGATAGGCAGCGATTATACAATACCTAGTGGATTTTCAGGGGCTACAAATTATGCTGTCAAACTTCAATGCGAAGGGACTAGCCTCAAGGTATATCTTGATACGGTTTTACAGATTGATGAAACTGATTCAGCCCTATCAGCAGCAGGCGAGATTGGAATAGCGGGGCGCAATAGCGACCCACTTATAACGAGTGTATATTCAGATTACTTAACGGTGGCACATACCCCCTTTGCAGCACTTAACGGCCCGATGAGAGGGCCTCTTGGAGGCAGATTATAAATGATAAACTTAGGTGATTTTCCGACAGGGAAAACTTTATACATACCGTTCCATACTTTCAGTAGCGATGATCCTAGTGCGTCAATAACCATAACAGGTTTGGCCCTCGCAGATATAAAAGTTTATAAGAATGGCGGTACTACACAGAGGTCTTCAACTTCTGGCTTTGCGCTACTAGATACTGACGGCATAGATTTTGACGGCATTACTGGTATTCACGGTATCTCTATAGATACCTCTGACGATACAGACGCAGGGTTCTATGCTGTAAGCAGCGAATATTGGGTGGTGATAGATAATATCACGCTTGACGGAGCGACTGTTAGCTTTACAGCAGCCGTATTCTCAATAGATAACCGAGGGCTTATATCTGCGGTCGGCAATCTTACCTCTGGCTCTGCTGCTATCAATGTGACCCCATTAGCAGCCCCTAACGGCTTCGTTATTACAACAGGACTTAGCGAAGCAAATGACGAAGATAGCACCCATGCTCTTGATGGGATAACACATGACCTCTTGCCTAGTGGAGGTACAACGGATTGTTATTATGTCTTTGATGTCGGAGGCAATGGAGTTCCTGTTTCAGTAACTTGGGACGGGTATGTAAATGCTAACGGTGATACTTGGGATATGTACGCTTATAATTGGGGAACTACAAGCTGGCAACAGGTTGGTAGTGTATCGGGTGCAAATGGTACGACAATTATAACGGAAACTTTCACCTTACTTAACGCCCACGTTGGTACAGGAGCTAACCTCGGACTTGTCCATTTTCGTCCGTATTCAACAGACGGGACGAAACTATCTACTGATAGAATTACTTGCGCTAAAGCCGTCGTCCATCAATCTGTTGGCTATGCGAACGGTAGCGTTTGGATAGATACAACACATGGAACGGCAGGTACGGAATCTTACGTCAATGGTGTTGCTGATAATCCCGTTGATGGTATTGCGGATGCAAATACTATTTCTACTGCTTTAGCTCTACATCGTTTTGAAATTACGGCTGATAGCTCTCTTACTCTAGCGGCAACACAAGCAAGCGATATTCTTAATGGCAGAGGATATACATTAGCTTTAGGTGGACAGGTTTTAACTGGAGCTCATATTATTGGTGCAGGGGCGGTATCTGGAATAGCTACAACGGCAGGTGATGAGATGCACTTTACAGGTTGCGAGATGGGAACTTGTACCCTAGGCGCAACACATCTAACTGGATGCGGACTACAGGATACGATAACTCTATCTGATGCGGTTAATTATACTCTGACTAGGTGTTATTCTCAAGTCCCCGGTTCTGGAACGCCTGTTATAGATTTTGGTGCTGCTATAGGCAATACTGGCCTAAATATGAGAGCGTATTCTGGTGGCATAGAAGTTCAGAATATGGGGCAGACTGGCGCAGATACTATGAGTCTTGAAGGTGACGGACAACTCATAATAAATGCTAACTGTACGGGTGGGGCAATCTCTATCAGAGGACATTTCACCATCACAGATAATTCAGGTGGTGCAGTTACCGTAACCTCGGACGATGTTGTCGCAAATGTGGCAGCGATTCTTGTAGATACAAACGAACTCCAAACTGATTGGGCGGATGGTGGTAGGCTGGATTTATTACTAGATGCCATACCGACAACAGCAATGAGAGGTACGGACGGTGCTAATACTACCGTACCAGATGCAGCAGGGACAGCTCCAACGGCCGTTGAGATTAGGGCTGAAGTGGATAGTAATTCAACTCAGTTGGCGGCTATAAAAGCTACTACTGACAACCTTCCAAGTGCAGTTAAAAAGAATACCGCTCTTGCTAACTTTGAATTCTTTATGCGAGACACTGCCGACCATGTCACAGGTAAGACAGGACTCACAATAACAGCAGAAAGGAGTATAGATGGTGCGGCTTTTGCGGCCTGTGCTAATAGTGCAAGCGAAGTAAGCGCGGGAGTTTATAAGATAAGTCTGGCAGCAGGAGATTTGAATGGTGACACAGTAACGCTTAAATTCACAGGCACTGATGCGGACGCAACTATCATAACTATACTAACAAAACCATGATAATAGAATGGCAATCAGGGAAATACTTACAGCCTAATACCTATATTGACGGTGGTGATGGGTATGTAATAGGATATAGTGGGGTGGTCTCGGAAGCCGTGGTAGTTATCTGCCCCACTCCCCTTACCCTTGCCTCTGCCTCGTCTTTATCGGCGTTGACTGTAGCAGGGGCAGGGTCTCTTGACCCCCTCACTACGGCAAGCGCACCGTCTTTAACAGCGTTACCTGTTAAACTGCCGTGCGTGCCTTAGCTATTTCTCACTCTCCACAAACCCATCCATATCTAATTGCTCCCTTATCTTCAATTCCTCTTGGGCCATAATTAGCTCAGTCTGTAAATTTAGTGTGCGGTCTAATAGCCTCTCGACCTCTTTTTCGTGTAATTCTGCCATGTGGGTGCAATCAGCGTGGGTAGTTGTGGTGGTGAGTGTGGGTTCGTGAGTTAACACACCGTACGTTATAAGTATTGCGACTGCAAGGATAAACCATGTTACAGCCCAATGGGTATTCTCTGTCCAACACTTCCACGGCTTCATACTCTATTCCTCCTTTATGGATTTAAGGATTTGCTCTGCTCTTTGCATTTTCTTTCCCGATGATTCTACAAATTGCGCTATTTTGCTTAGCCCTTCCTTCGCCTCCTCAAGTTTCGATTGGAGTTGTGCTATTTCTTTATTTTTATCATTTAAGGCTTTTCTAATTATATCAATACTCTTCTCTTCACTCATTTGTTTTGCTCCTTACCTCTGGTTCTTTAACATCAGGAAACGGCCTATGCAGCTTAAGTTCTAATTGGGACACCTTAGCTCGTAGGTCGGATATCTGCTTGTCTCTGTCGGCTATGGTGTCAAGGCAATCATCTATATCTTCCTTACTCATTATCGTCATTTGTTTTGCTCCTTAGATAATCTCGTTTAAATTTATTTGCATAAGCTATCATTCTAATATATGAATCATGTTCATTTCGCCAATAGTAATCTATATAAAAACAAAATCCAAAAAGACTTAAATAAATCTCGGTGACCTTCTTGTATGAAGCGTTTTCAAACGCAACCCTTATAATATCTAAATTCATCCAGTTATTCGGAAACTCTCGCCATTGACAATAAAAGGAAATATTAAATCTCCATATATTTAAACTTTTGTTGCCCATCATTTCATCTGTTACTATTTTCACTTTCCTACCTCCTTCCACTCAAACTCACCTGTTTGTGGGTGTGTGTTATTCTTGCTCGAATTTATCACAATAACTATCCCTATACACATCCATGTCTGGGTCTTCACAAGATAAATGTTCGCAGGTTAATCTTTCTTTTGGTGTATTTCTGCCCCAATCAACTAGGAACTTACAATAATAGCAGCAATCAGTGTGATATACAAAATTCGCATCATCCATTAATTTTGTGGCGTCTTTATTTGGCATCCTTCCTCCTATACTCCACAATATGCTCTGCTAGAGAGCGTGAGTTGGCGAATAAGTCAACGGTTATCATAATTACTTGATAAGGTAAGTTGTGCTGTGGGCGAGTCAATTCTTTCATAAACTCATCCCACCACTCCTGCTCAACTGCCCACTGAATCATCGCCGACCAGTCGGAGCTGTGGAGTAGATAGTTGGGGTTGTCGGCGTGATAAGTAATACCACAATGCTTACATTTAACACCTTCACAACAACATCCTTGAGTATCTTCCCTTTCTCTTCCTAGGCAAATACCCTGATACTCATGCCAACACAACCCCATCGCCTCATGTATATACTGGTTGATCTCTTGGTCAGTCATTAAATAACTCCTTAACTGTTCAATCACCCTTCCACCTCCGTAAACTCACATATAGCCTTATACAAAGCTGATGGGTCTGAGCCGAGCCAAGTGAGTATATCTTTTATAAGAGTCTCTTGATCTTGGGCATAATCATACTGAAAATGTAAGGACTCATCTTTCAACCACTCACAAAACTCCTCAAACTTATCCCACTTTGGCAACCTAGCCAGAAGCCAGAACGCACCTTCGGGAGTGGTGAGGTCGGGGTTGCTTTTGTAAAGATTTGAATCCTGTCCTTCTACGGCTAAGATAACATCGCATTTAGCACAAACAATACTGATGGGTATATGGATACTATCGCCCCTTGCTTCGCCTTGAATATGCCAACAATCCCCTTCCACCTTCAGTAACTCATAGATTTTCTGTTGTGATAAACGTGCATAATGGCTAATCCTAGCCCCCTGAGTGTCCATGTGTGCGTTCTTTTCCATTTATACTACCTCTGGTATGGTTAGGGGTTAGAGTGGACTATAGGGCAGTTTAAAGACGTACCCCGAGGTCTGTAAATTTAATTAGCCAGAGCCAAAGCCATCGCCAGAGCCAGAGCCAGAGCCAGAGCCATCGCCAGAGCCATCGCCAGAGCCAGAGCCATCGCCAAAGCCAAAGCCATCGCCAAAGCCAAAGCCAGAGCCAAAGCCAGAGCCATCGCCAAAGCCAGAGCCATCGCCAGAGCCATCGCCAGAGCCAGAACCAGAGCCAGAGCCAGAGCCAAAGCCAGAGCCATCGCCAAAGCCAGAGCCATCGCCAGAGCCATCGCCAAAGCCAGAGCCATCGCCAAAATTAAAATCTAAAGCAAAAGTAGTTTTGTCGCCAGTCATTATCCTGCCAGCTACCTTTTCCATACCTCTACCCCCTTTATTGATTTTTTGGCGACATTGGTGCAGGGGATAATTTCTATTATTTGTGTCAATACTACGGTTTTCACTTCGCATGGGAACTTACTTTTGATGCCCGCCGAAACGCCTTCCATAGCTAATTGAGATAAGGATGCCGCACCATCCCAGTACCAAATTCTGCGAGCATTCTTTAATTCAATCTCGTATCCTTTGCGGCTGACTACTGTTCCTGCGAATACTCCTGCTGAATATGTCCTTGCTATTACGTATCTACCTTTCATTACCGCCTCCTTGCTCGTTAAGGGTTAATTTATAGTGTGGGCTTAAGTTTGCTCTTCTTCCGCAATCGCATCTTTTGACATAACAGCTTTGGCAGTTGTGAGTTGCTTGATGAGGCCATCTATATCGTCTGCGGTTAGGAATAACCTTACTTGCTGTTCATTTTGTAGCCCCTTTTCAAGACTACAACCTTCGTGTGTATCTAGGATAAGTTCCATCATTGGTTGATATTCGTCAGATTCCTTGGTCTTGAATTTATAAAAGTTCATATTGGTTTTATTTAATTGTCGCATCTCTTCCCTCCGTTTAATTGTTAGTGGGGGCAGAACAAACATCCTGCTAAACTGATTCAAGGACAGACCCCACTATTTACTACCTTATACTTGTGATCGGTTTCTTCTCTACCTTCAGATATTAGGCTCTCGCCATTCTTTATGGATTTGCTTATGACAAGGCTGGCAGACCCACACAACTTCAAGTGGCTTAGAGTAGTCATCGTGATGAGCTAATACCTTCTTCTTTTTTTTACACAATGCACATTTATTAGGGCGTTTTAATTTACCACTTTTTAAAGCCCTACTTACTCTCCCCACAGCCAGACTGCGATGAGGGAATTTTTTTCTATATTCTTCCGTAATTCTTAATGTTTCTTTTTTCCTATGAGGCAGTAACGCTCTCGCACGATCATAAGCTCTAATCTTGTCTAAATTAGCATTACGATGTGCGTTAGCATCTTTCTTGGTACACTCCTTACATTTGCCTAAAGTACCATCTGCCATCTGCGAGTGCCTATAGAACCCAGATATGGCCTTTGTTTTCTTGCACTTAAAACATTGTTTAGCTGTAATTTTTTGCATAATCCCTCCGTTGAGAGTATATTATCATGCACTTAAAACGGAGTCAACTATATCCTTTTTAGAAAGGGAGATCTGAATCATCTTTCGTCCCATACGCAGGACTACCCTCTGCCTGTCCGCTATCATTTTTACCACCTAGCATCTGCATCTGGTTGGCGATAACTTTCGATGTGTAGAAGGTTGTTCCGTCTTTCTCGTACTTATCGTTATCAATCTTTCCCTCGATATAAACTAACTTGCCTTTGATTAGGTACTTCTGGCAAATATCGGCTAGTTTTCCAAAGGCTACGATGTTGTGCCAAGTTGTTTTTTCTTGCTTGTTACCGTCCTTATCTTTCCAGTTCTCAGATGTCGCTACTGAAAAGGTACAGACGGGGTTGCCATTTGCACCATATTTCGTCGTAGGATCTTTTCCTAACCGGCAGACTAAAAGTACCTTATTTACGCTAGACATTATTTTTCTTCCTCCCATTCACCTAGTTTTTTAAATATCTTCTCTTGTTCTTCCCGCTCGGTAATTAAGTTAGCGTGTTCATAATTTGCATCAGCGAGAATATAGTAATAGGCTTTATCGCCAATTCTTTCTTTTTGTTTTTTCATGTACTTAAGGAACTCAAAGTTGCTTGTTTTGCCTTTTGGCTTCTCTGTAGCTGCCACTTCGTGCGTCTCCGTCTCGGTATCTTTTTGCTCTTCGGTCGGGATCGAAAAAATCTGAAAGAAGGCATATTTTTGAGCCGCCGACATAGCCTTGTTGCAGGATTTATCCCCTGAGTCCATAGCCTCACCTACCACTTGAGCCACTACACTTGACCCGTCCTCTGCGTAAAAAGTATATTCAACGGTAAGGATAGTGTAGATAAGCGTACCACCGCTCTTTGTCTTGCGTTCTTCTCTCTTTTGGTCAATTACTTTCGGTACACAAAAGATACCGTGTTTAGACAAGAGAGGGTGTAGGGCGTTGTAGACAGCATCTATGCCCCTAAATTTATAGTTCTGCATGGGGTTTTTGCTGTCCTTACCTATTGCCCCTATCTCACCCATTACGGCAGATATCTTGCTGTATATCTTCGGTGTCTCTTCGGTCATTATCATCACTCCTTTGATCAATTTGGTCTGCATTACCTACAAGGATCTTTTCTCTGTACTTCTTGTCAAAAAAATCAGTTAGGTTAGGTTGGTTGTCTTCGTTTACGCTTTTAATTCGACTGTTACGATACATTCATGTCACCTTTAAATAAGAGACACCCTCTTGTATCTTCCAGCCTCTAACTTTCTTGCCTTCTTTCAAAGCATTAAGTATAGCCACCTTGTCGGGTTGCCACGTCTTCGGTATCACTCTTCTATATTTATGAGGCGTATCTTTGCCTCCTGAATTATAAAAGGCCTCTCTTGCCGTTTCTTTTCCTTTGCAATTCGTAAAGTTGCCTAACGGGGTCTCAATCTTCTCTAGGTTTGCCTCTCGCATACATCGAATAATATATGCCTTTAGCCTGTCCTTTGCATTCACCCTAACTTCTTTCAGTTTCTTAAGTCTTTTGATCTCTGCATCTATAGCATTGTTGTTGGCGTCTATGTTTGACAACACCTTTCGTATCCCTTGGGATTTATTTACAAGGGTCATATTGCATTCATCGAGACGTTTTTCCAACTCAGGAGATATAACCCCTTCTGCGTCTATGATGCTATCGGTTATCTCTGCCAGTTCATCGGTTATTTGGTAAAGTTTGGCATCCATTACACTTCTCCCCATTCCTTTTTATTCCCTGCCGCCAACCACGCAGCTTGGGTCTGTTCAACAAGTACATCTATATTAACTTTATAGAACTTTGCGAAAGTATCTCGTCCCATTCTGTGAAAGCCATTGATATGATGGTAGTAACAGAGCGGTACACAGGTCTCGTCCCCACCTCCTGCACCCTTTGTTCTGCTATGATGCGCTGCTACGGTGTCATCCTGTATATGACAGATACAACAAGGTAGGGTGGCTACAAAATCCCTGTATTCCTGACTTTCAAATGGCTTCTTCTTCTGTAGGTTCATTCTGGTCTACCTGCTAATCCGCAATAGCCCTTCCAATTTGACTGTAGATTCTCACCTTTAAAGTGGTTGGCTTCAGGGTTATACTTTTCCTTACTTTCCTCGTTCCACCGCCAAGCCATACAGTTTGAAGCGCCACAAATGACACCTTCTTCACCGTTTTCTACACAACAATATTTTTTATTTGCCTCTTCTTCTGTTAATAACATCACTCCCTCCTTATTGATTACAGTCCATGCAATCTCTTTTGATCGGGTCATCAATATAATACCCAAGACCTCCACAATCTCCGCATCCACTCCCGTCACACTCGTCGCAAGGGTTGTTTTCATCCACATATCCCTTATCATTACAAGTATCACAAAACGGTTTACGAGGTGTGTCTTCTGAGCAATCCTCACACTCACTTTGACCTACAGCAGTCCCACCGCAACATACGCACCTTCCTGTGTCTTCGTAACTCAAGTTGTCTCCTTCGGCCTCAACTCTTCTTTTTCCTCCGATGAGACTTCTTTCAGGACACTTGTAGCCACCTTAACACCACACTTGCAGACGCCCTTACCTTCTACGATTGCTATAGGTCTATCACAGCGAATACATTCAATCATCCCCACACCTCCAGATACCACATAGCCAACCCTGTAGCCACTACACCGATCAGTATTGAACAGATAAGGAACGTGCCTGTCTCTATTTTACGTTTAGGCTGGGTCGGCCTTACACAATGGTGATTTTCGTAAGTACCGTCTGGTAGTAGTCCATCACATAGATGGCAGTATTCGAGTGTATCGGTTGCATCTTCGTTGTAATCGAATTTATCCATTAGAGGTCTCCTCGAACTTCTTTATCATATTTTCAAGCCTCTTTCTCCAGCCGTAGAGTCTGCGGAGGCGGAGGGGTATGGGAATCTGGTGGTAAGGTGCCTCAGATGACGGGGGATAATACTGTCCTCCTGCGCAACAATGCCTCTTTCCAAAAACCATCCAAGGGCAATCTACACACTTATCATCGTCACCCCAACTGTTATCCTTACCGAATCGATCCACCTGTATACAGAAAGGGCAATCTCCGGGCCGGGTATTATGCGTCCCATCCTTATACTGCCCTATCAGCTCATCAACTGCCTTTAGGGTACGCTTAGCCCATGTGAGTGTAGGTTTCATTTATCCCTCCAACCTTTTTTGCAAGACCTTAACCGACCTTACCAGTTTAATTATCTTTGTATCCGTCCCCTGTTTCCCTGCCTGATACATCTTAAGCCCGAAGACTTCGATCATGTCGTTCTTAAAGATATTCAGTTTGTCTTTAATAGCCTCTTGACGTACCAGTTGCATCTCTAGGATTACTAAGTCTTGGATTAATTCAATCTTGGTTTTCTGGTCGGCTGGTTTATCCATTACACACCCTCCTTATTAATCGAATTTACGGCCACGGTCATCTTGAATATTATAATTTAAGCCCAAGCCTTTTAGATATCCAGTTGCTTCTTCCATCGTATCCATTGTAACAGTAGCACCACCACCGTTCATAGCTACAACGTACCCGTAATCTCTAATGTATATAGTATTCATGTGATACCTCCTGTTTAAGTTAGCCTTGCTTAAGAGTTCTCATCTTCCTTATCCTCGTTCCACTTGTTGCTATGGCACTTAGGGTTAGGACATTGGTATACAGGTGTCTTCCTAGGATTCCATTCCCAATCACATTGCTTGCACTTGAGCTGCTTTATCTTGATATCTACCATTTGAAAATCTCCTTTGCTTGATTTGTATTTACATCCTATATCACAATCAATATCGTGTCAACCCCTAATCCATTTATTTTAATATATATTATGTCTTGACAATACCTTATAGTAATGCAATACTTAAGTCTAACAATAGTTCGCTGGGCGATTTGGGCGAAAATTTTCCGCACAACTAACAGGAGGGTGTTATGAAGAAGACAACAGCGTGGGCTATCGTGAGGAAGAAGACGGGGAAGATAGCAGAGGATATATCTGAGTTAGGTGGTGAGGAGATTTATCCAGAGGTGTGGTCTTTAAAGAGCGGGGCAAAGGACGCAATGCTTAACGGGAATTACTCAGTTAACGACTACCACATCATCAAAGTCACAATAGAGGAGGTTGGATAATGTACATAGAAATAATACGATATTTAAATGAAGAAAAGTTGCAGAGAAAAGTGTGGGTCTTTTATTTTAGCCTAAACAATGTTCTTTCTGTGCGTCTTGACTCATTCAAGGATGAATTGAGACATAGCAGAAGGCATAGGATATGGAATCTATACGAACACTATGACAGGATATTTAGCCGCAGTAGTACAATATCATCACCATATGATGTCTGTATTCCTGACGATGTATTTGCAGAAGCCAAAGAGCTAGTTGTGGTTAAGATTAAAAACCTTAAACTACCAGAGGCCAAACCATGACCTACATGATCAAGGAATTGGAGTGGGAAAGGGATGGCGAAGATGAGAATTATTATTATGCACGCCCTTCTGGAGGTCTTAGTCGGATGTATGAGGTCTATCTGCACTTCCAGAGTGAAGTCGATAGCGTCTGGCAAATGTATTACGATAACAACAGGGAGGGTCTATATCACACTCTCGAAGCCGCCAAGCAAGCCGCAACCGAACATTGGGAGTCAAGATTAGAGGAAGCGTTAGAGGAGAAAGTCGAGAGGTATGGTGGATTGTCGGTCTGTTGCCTATGTGAATCAGCAATGAGTCCAGAGGAGGCGAATAGGTGGAAGTCTACGAGAGCTATAGCAGGGCACGCCCTGTCAATATTGGTTCTGGACTTAGGGTATAAAGAAGCTCCTATCCACGGACATCATCCTATACGACATCAGTTAATGTGGAAACATGTCGTGGACGTATTAGGTGAAGAGGAAGTCGCAGAGGAAGCAAGGTTAATGGAGGTGCCAATATGAGTAGAGAGATAAAGTTTCGATATACAGTAGTAAGGAAAAATGGACATATCTTCCATCGAGATTTTACTATTGCAGAGGCAGATTTTGGAGATGTTGCAAATTGGCTAGACGTAAATCATATTGATGTAGATACATTAAATAGAAGGCAATTCACCGGCCTACTCGATAAAAACGGTAAGGAGATTTACGAAAAAGACTGGCTTAAATCTGAGTGGGGATATAGTGGCCTTGTAGACCTAGAAGGCATCTTATATGCAAAAGGCGAAGGCGTTATAGCTGATGACATCGAAATAATCGGCAATATATTTTCTAACCCTGAGCTACTGGAAGGTGGGGAATGAAAGACCTTGAGCATCAAGATCAAAAGGCTTTAATACAGTGGGTAGCCTACAATCTCAATAAGTATCCAGAACTTTCTTTACTATTTGCAATCCCGAACGGCGGACAAAGACATCGAGCGGTCGCAGCGAAGCTCAAAGCAGAAGGAGTCCGGGCAGGAGTTCCAGACCTATGCCTACCTGTAGCGAGGATGGGCTACAACAGCCTTTATATTGAAATGAAGGTAAAGCCTAACAAACCGACAAAGAAGCAGTTAGAGTGGCACACAGCCCTTAGAGAGCAAGGACATAAAGTAGAGGTCTGCTACGGTTGGCAGGAAGCGCAGGGAGTTTTAGAGGATTATTTAAACCCAAGAGTGGAAGTAGAAGTAAAGGAGATATGAGATGAGTGAAGAGAAGAGTATTGAAGAATGTCAAAGTATTACATGCGAGATATGTGGACTTGAGGGCGTAAGGCATCTTCTTCCTGAAAAAGCACTTACAGAGGTAATTAAAGTTCTTGAGTTTGGTTCTCGTAAATACTCACCTCATGGATGGAAGACGAACGGTGACGAAGATGATTATGAGGCCGCTAATAGGCATATTCATTTTTGGTCAGAAGGCGGTAATCACGATCACGAATCCAACCTACGCCCTTTAGCCCACGCAATATGTAGGTTGGCATTTATTTTAGATAGGGAGTTAGAGAGATGAACTACCTCGACCTATTCTCCGGCGGAGGAGGATTTCATCAAGGACTCGTCCAAGCTGGCTTTAAATTTGATTGGTGCGGTCATAGCGAAGTGGACAAATATGCAGAGCAGGTTTATCATAAACATTTTCCAGAATCGAGGTGCTTAGGAGATGTCAGAACAATTAACCCTGATGAATTGCCAAAAATCAACCTTATCACCTTCGGATTTCCATGCCAAGATCTCTCGGTGGCTGGAAAACGAGGAGGACTTCATGCGTCACGAAGTGGCCTCTTTTTTGAGGCTATGCGTATCGTTGAAAGTGCCAAGCCCGATATTTTTATCTTTGAAAACGTCAAAGGGCTTCTATCATCAAGTGAAGGACGGGACTTTGAGGTCGTACTGCGAACAATTGCCGACCTTGGGCTTTATGACTGCGAATGGCAGCTTGTCAATACACGGTGGGTATTACCCCAAAATAGAGAGCGGATATTCTTTATCGGACATGCTCGAAACAAAAGTAGACCCAAAGTATTTCCTATCGGAGAAAGCGATGCAATTAATGATAAATCTCGACAAGGCGAAGAAGGGAAAGGACGGGCATGTGTTAAGGTTAAACGACAACCTCTCAAGTTTCTCGATCGCAACCAGAAGAACATAGAAGGGGATTATGCTTTCACGGTAGATAGTGTCAATTCGGGCGGCGTGAAGATAAGCGAAGCCACCAAACAGGGCTACGCAGTAGCAGAAGAGGGCGACTCTATTAACTTAAGTGTACCAAATAGCAAGACTCGTAGAGGCAGGGTAGGCAAAGGAGAGGCGCAGAGGCTTGATACGGGGATGCAGCAGTATACCATTCAGTCAGGCATACGTCGCCTCACCCCGGTCGAGTGCGAGCGTTTACAGGGATTTAAAGATGGTTGGACGGATATCGTCTCAGATACGCAGCGTTATAAAATCATGGGAAATGCTGTGACGGTAGACATAGTTGAGATGATCGGTCGGGTAGTGGGTCAGTTTGAAATCTCCTGATATTGACAAAGACCAACCTATTTGCCATAATAAAAGTATGCCTAAACGCTCAAGCAAAAAAGAAGAAGATGTAAACGTCCTTGCCTCTATGATAACTAAGAAGGCAACGGAAAAGCCAGAAGAGAAGCCCAAGAAGAACCCTGCCGCCGTTGCTCTTGGTCGCTTAGGTGGTTTGAAGGGCGGTAAAGCTCGTGCGAAAAAGCTCACAGCCGAAGAACGGAAAGAGATTGCCCGAATTGCAGCTACGGCACGATGGAAAAAAACAAAGAGTTAGCTTGCCTTTTCGTCTTCATTTGGGGCATTCTTTCTCCACTCAATGTCATCTGTAAAATCAAGAGGCATTACTATAGGTTCTTCGTCAGAATGTATGCCATTCCAATGGTCGGTATCAAGTGTAAGCTGAAGGCCATCTCCAACCATTTGTTCACGCCTATTTATCAGGGATTTTAGCATGGGCTTACGTGGAGCTTCATCAATATCTATCCACAGAGTGCCTTGCCCTCCCACTTTCTTTTCTGGTATTGCGTGATTTGCGCGATATGGTTTTCCTGTTCTTTTATCTTTTCGAAATTCCTCACGTGCTGCGTCCGCAAACTGCCTTGAAAGTAAGTCTAAAGGGTCTTTAGGTTTTGGAAGAGACCAGCCCTTTTTAACCGCGAACTCTGCAACTTCGTGCATATTAACCTCTGTATTACCAGTTTCGTCTTTGTAGTACCTGATAAAGCGTTGCATCTCTTTCTTTCTGGTAGTCATTTATCTCTTTAGGTTTATTAGATTTCGACTGGAGCAACATCACCCCAACCGTCTACAATCGCATTTGGTGCGACGATATGTCTAATCTTTACCAGATGATTACGAAAACGATCATAGCGACCAATTCGGTGTTGTAGTTGCCCAGCTATAAGCCCCGGATGAATTTGTAAGGTATTGGCAAATCCAATAATATCACGATTAGGAAAAAACGGCGCTTTGCGTTCTATAAAGCTATCTAAATCATTTTTAGGCACACAAAAATTTTCTGCTGCTGCATTCGCTAATCGTTCTTCATCGGAAACATTTGAACCAGTTCCCGCACGTTCTCCTTCAAGTTCTGTATCTAACATGACAGCATTACGTCCGTGCAGGCGTAAAACGTGTTCCATCTCATGTCGAAGAACAAACCAAAAATTATCAATACGGTCATGACGTAAAGTCATACCAATAACTGGAGATGTGTTATTTAGCCAGAAACAAACACCATCAATTTTAGCAGATTTCAAAGATTCAACAATAACATACCTAATGCCGCTCTCGGCGAGGATGCGAGGCACTTTGCGGATTTCTTCTGGTGCCGAAAGTAAAGCGTCAAGTTTTTTAATTGCTGCAATTCCCTTAGACTTAGAGTACTGCCCTACAATCATTTCTCTTGAGATTTGCCTAACTCGATATATCCATGCTAGCTGAGTAGGGGTTGCAGCAGTTGCAATATTTGTTTTTTTTGCTGCATGTGGAAAAATTTCAATCTCACTGGGTGAATCTACGCCGAAGAATTTCGCAAGAGCTGCTTCGGCTTTCGGTACATCGCGAATATTATCAGCATCTAGCCAACCACGCTTAATCATTTCTCCGACAGGCAAGTCACCAAAGAGATGAGCACGGGCGGCAAGGTCAGGGTCGTTACGTAAAGTGATACGAGCCTTTGCAAGGTCATAAGATTTTTGAAGTTCTAAGAATTTTTCAGCAGGAATGTCAAATATCTTTCCGAGTAAAAGTGACATCTCAGCATCTACTGACCTTTTGCCTAAGATAATTTTATTTATTCCTGTTTCATCGGCATTTAAAATGATAGCGAGCACTCGTTGAGTCCAGCCACGAGTGCTTATTAAATGCTGAATTAACTGTCCGGGAGTTTTAAAATCTTCTTCTGTATTTTTCATGCTATTAATTTAGCATCCTGACACAATAATGTCAACAGGCAATTAGGCCTTTTTGTCAAACTGACCCGTTAAATATATATCCTAATTATAATTTATTGTATTTTTAAGATGTTATGGGATAAAAGACTTGACAATGCTTGAGCGGTGAAGTATAGTTTAGTCATGAACAGGTTAGATATAAAGAAACAAGCGCAGATAATAGCTTGCCTCGTTGAAGGGAACAGTGTCAGGGCAACGTCCCGTATGACAGGTGCGGCTAAAGGGACGGTCTTAAAGCTCCTAGCTGATGTCGGCAAGGCTTGTTCTGAATATCAGGATAAAGTCCTTAGAGACTTGTCTTGCAAGCGTATAGAGTGTGACGAGATATGGTCTTTCTGCTATTCTAAAAAGAAGAACGTGCCAGAAGATAAGCAAGGCAAGTTTGGTTACGGCGATATATGGACATGGACGGCCTTAGATGCAGAGACTAAATTGATGGTAAGTTGGTATATAGGAAGGCGTGACACAGCAACTGGAAAGCTATTCATGAATGACTTGGCAGACCGCCTTTCTAATCGCATACAGCTAACCACAGACGGGCATAAGGCGTACTTAGAAGCCGTAGAGGATGCCTTTGGCGCAGATATTGATTATAGCCAGTTAGTCAAGATATACGCGACACCACAAGAGAACCAGACTCGTTACAGTCCTGCAAAGCATCTAGGGTCAGAAAAGAAGATAATTAGCGGCAACCCTGATAAATCAAAGATATCTACAAGTTATGTGGAAAGACAGAATCTAACTATGAGAATGGGTATGAGGCGTTTTACTCGCCTTACAAATGGTTTCTCCAAGAAGGTCGAGAACCTTGCTCATGCCGTATCTCTGCACTTTATGTATTATAATTTTTGCAGGATACATCAGTCTTTGAGGGTAACTCCTGCAATGGAAGCAGGTGTAACTAGTAAGCTTTGGGAGATTGAGGATATAGTAAAATTAATTAATTCAAACTGACCCACTACCATACTGTTTACGTAGTTGACAAACACCTCACAACCATAGTATAGTAGTAATCATCTCGATAGTCCATGAGGTCGGCAATGGCCTCATGGATAACAATTAACCCCTTTTGCAGAGGACTGTATATGAAATACCCTACACATTTTAAATTTACCGAAGTAGTGCCAAGGACGGTTAACCCCGTACAGGACTCATATACTCCTGTCTGCAACCTTGGCACTACTTTTGTACGTTTGAAATCTTAAGAGGTTTATTTTGGCTAAGATCGACGGCGGTTATTATATTAAGGCAAGGTGTGTTCAGGAAAGTGAGATAGCAACTGCACCCCCTCACGTTAGGGAAATATGGGACTGGTTTCTAATGAAAGCCAACCACGCCCCCCTTAAAAGATATGGGCATGTCTGTGATCGAGGGCAACTATTATGCACTTATTCAGACATTCAAGAGGGGTTGCATTGGATGGTGGGATGGCGTAAAGAGACGTATTCAAAGCACGCTTGCGAAACCACAATGAAGTACTTAAAGAAGCGGGAGATGGTGACCACAAGGAAAACTACAAAGGGGATGATAGTAACTATATGTAATTACGAGTATTTTCAGAATCCTAAGAACTACGAGAACCACACGGAAACAAGCAGAGTAACTACACGAGAACCACAGACCTCCGATACCATAGACAAGAATAAGAAGAATAAAGAATTAAAGAAGAATATATATATACCTCCACCAGAAGATTTTGAAGTAACTGAAAAGTTAATTAAGTGGGCTAAGGAAAAAGAAGTATCTAGGAAGGAGTTACAAAAACAAATAGAGGCATGCTTTGACCACCATAGGGCTAAAGAAAGTAAGATAAAGGATTGGAACGCAGCAATAAGAACATGGATCAGGAAAGGTCTTGAGTTTGGAACTGTCAATAAAGTTAAGAGCAGCGATCTCTGCCCTGATTGCAACCAACCTACCAACGGTAATTATTTTGGCAATCAACAACGCTGTAGAGATTGCCATTTTAAGAAAATAGGAGTAGCGAATGTCTAACATATTGAAGATATCTCCACATTCCAACGAAGCAGAACAAAGTGTCTTAGGGGCTATATTGCTCGATAAGGGTGTTTTTGATAAGGTCTTAAAGTATTTGTCTGTAGACGGTTCTGATTTTTACATGCCCGTTCACAGGACGTTATTTCAAAAGATGTATAGTATTCACGCCAAAGACATCCCTGTCGATATAATAACCTTAAGCGATTCAATTAAAGATAAGGCTTTTTTAGAAAATAATGGTGGAATCTCGTATGTTGCAGCTCTAGTTGAAGCCGTACCGACTGTTGCGAACGTGATGTTTTACGCCGGGGAAGTAAAAAAGAAGTCTATCAGACGGCATATAATATCCTTAGCGGCAGACATGACAATGGCGGCCTATGAGCAGGAAGACGTGAGCGAGTTAGTGGATAACGCACAGAAGAGTCTAAGCAAGGCGGCGGTGTCGACAGACAAGCCCTTCGTCCATATCGGGGAGGTGGTAAAGACGGTCTTTGATGAACTTGAGGAATTAAGTAAGTCTGAACAGAATATGTCGGGTATCTCAACGGGGTTTGCTGACCTCGATGAACGCCTCGGAGGTTTTCAGGATACAGATTTAATCATAGTAGCAGGAAGGCCGAGTATGGGAAAGACGGCGTTAACGATGCAAGTAGCTTCTTACCAAGCCCTACACGAAGAAAAGAAGGTTGGTATATTCTCAATCGAGGTAGGCCGTAAGCAATTACTTAAAAACATCTTTGCTTGCCAGACTAAGATAAACACCGAGAAGTTCAAGACCGCTTCTTTTGAGGCCGATGAATGGAGCAGATTGTCAGAGGTCTCGGGTAGTTTAATAGGCACTAATATTTATATCGATGAGATGTCTAGGTCGGTAATGACGATTGTAAGACAGGCTAGGGCAATGAAACTAGAGCATGGCCTTGATATTATCTATATCGACCATTTACAGTTAATTAACGCAGGAATGAAGAAAGAGAGTAGGGCGTTGGAGGTCGGGCAGATAACAGGACAGCTTAAAAACCTTGCTAAAGAGCTTGAGATCCCCGTGGTGCTTGTTTCTCAGCTTAACCGAGGCGTAGCAAGTAGGGACGATAAAAGACCAACCTTGACGGATTTGAAGGAGTCAGGAGCTATAGAACAAGATGCAGATGTAGTCTTATTTATACATAGAGACGAATATTACACAGGCAATCGAAGTG